TGTATGAATATCGCCATTGAGGATTTCATTTGTATAGTCTTCGTCGTCCATGTAGTGAGCCAACATGCGTAGCTCTAATCCGCTGGCATCAATACCAACAAGTACGTTACCTTCGTCAACAGTCCAGCATGATCGACACTCAGTTCCAAACGGCGCAGACACTGCAGGAACCTGAGCCATGTTAGGCGACTGGTGTGTCATACGTCCCGTCACAGCGCCGTTGGTGATGACCCTGCCATGAACCCTGCCGTCGTCCTTGACTGCCTTCAACCAGCTATCGATCTGTGCAACACGCTTCTGCAGCATCATGTACCGTGCAACAGCTTTAGCTTCTGGTCTGTCGATACCTTCGAGAACCTTCTCGTCCACGATAATGTTACCCTTCTCAGTCTTCTTGTCGAACTTGACACCAAGACCTTGCAGGCGCTCTGCTATCTGCTTGCGTGAACCGGGATTGAACACTGTGACTTTGTCTTTTAGTTGTTTTCCTGTCTTCTCAGACCATCGCTCTTCAACGATAGGTGGGAAGATAGCCTGTAGTTCTGCTTCGATGTTGTTCATCTCAAACATGAGATCCATCATCAACTTCTCAGCATACGGTACGTCAAGCTTGAAGCCATTGCGTTCCTGCTCAGTCGTTATCCAGCCTACACGATGCTCTAGATCAATCGACTGCTGAGAGAAACCTTCTTTGTCTAGCTGCAACTCCAACCACTTATGCACACGCTCAGTTAGTTCAACGTCAGCTATGCAGTACTCGACCATCTCTTCAGTAAGGCCCGCATCGAAGTCCTCGAATGCAATCTTTCCAGTTCCTCCAAGAATTGCGCCCCAGTTTCGCAGGGAATGTCCGCCTTCTTGACTGGGGTTGTAGAGTCTGGAGAGGTAGAGAGTGTCCACAACATGATCCCTAGAGATGCGTACGTTCCAAACACGATCAAGAACACCAACATCGAAGCCGATGAGATTATGTCCCACAATTTTTTCAACATCATTCAACACCTTCTGCAAAGTACTGGCTGTAGTGTGGACTTGTATATCGTTCTTCACCTTCGTAACTGCACACCAGATCGTTGAGTGATCCAAAGTAGTTTCGATATCCAAGTAACAGATACTCATAGTACGCCTCGTTTAAATCGTTTTGTTCAGGGTTCTGGTCAAACTTCTTGTAAGTCTCCATCAACTGTTCCTGTTCTAATATCCAACTCCCAATCTTGCTCATGGTATATCATCTCCTCTAAGTCTGCGAGTGTTCGTAGATCAGCACGATCAACAACGTCACCGTCGTCTAGCGTAACAGCGAAGCACCTGTTGCACAAGTCTACAAACTCTTGGCTAATAGCATACCGTCTTGTCGCTTCGTAGTCTGTTAGTTCTACGTCACACGCTTTACATCTCACAAGTCTAACTCCATTTGCTTCTCTACATCTTCTGCTGCACCTTCTTCTAAAGTATATTCAGCATAGTGAGTAGCTTCTCCATATCTGTTCAGGCTTGGTATCCAAGTTGTTTTGATAGGATATCCTAACTGACGCAGTTCATGTATGCGAGTTATAACATTCCACATACCTAACTGATTCATTCCTATTTCCCTTGTCAAAACTTTACCTTCTTTCAGATACTCTAACACAGCTTGTCGTTGATTGTTCATTCTCACAAGGGTTTCTCCTCAACTTCATCTCGTTGTGTTAGTCGTCCTGTCGCCTCGTTGTAGAACACCTCACATGCCTTGCCTGTCTTACCAGTGTATCGGTTCTTCAACACACGTAGCACGGTCGTGTTCTTCACGATAGGGTCATCAGCCTGACTGTTACGCTCCGCACCGATGACTGCGTCAGACAGCTGTGCAATCGAGGCAGAGCCACGTAACATACCCAGACTAGTCACTGCACCGTCCTCCAACTGCTTGCCTTCTGGCCTGCGTAGGTGGCTGACAAGGAACATACAGATGTTCATCTCCTGCACGAATGTTCGCAGTTTTGTCATGATCATGTCAAGTGCGCGGCGCTCGTCCCCGTTACTTTGATCGGACACCAGTATTGATACGTGATCCAGCACGATGAATCTAACACCAAGTACCTTCACAAAGTACCGCATCCTGCCTAGCACGTTCTCGATCTCGTTACTGCCAAAGTGTTCCCAGAGATAAACACGGTTCTCGTAGTCCATCGTATCATAGACTAGGTCAATGTCAGTGTCGTCGTACTCACAGTCTGGTAGGTGGATAGGCTTGTTCAGTTCAAGACCTACAAGTCCACGCATCGTGCGCTCAGGTGTCTCTTCAAGGAACATCAGACCAAGGTTATCCTCAGACTGTGCCATGATGGAACTAACAATCTCACGTAGTAGCGTTGACTTACCCAGTCCAGAGCCAGCACAGATCGTCACAAGCTCTGCCATTCGTATGCCGTACAGGTGTTTGTTCAGTCCCTCGAATGGGTACTGTACCTTGGCCTTGGCTAGTGGCTTCTTGATCAGTTCACGTAGCTCACCAGCACCAACGATACCTTCGGGTGTGTACGGTTGAGCAGACCACCACGCTTTGGTGTACATCTCTGAGTCGTTGTTGGCTAGGTAGTCACACGCATCCTTGTAGCCGTTAACGTGTTTAACAATCCTTGCTTTGTTACCGAACAGATCAGCACATTCCTTTGCCGCTTTCTGACCCGGCTCGTCGGCATCGAAACAGATAACAACAGTCTCGAAGCTGTTCAGCCAGTCGTAGAAGAGACGACAGTCCTTTGCCGCTGACGTTGCACCGTTGCGTACACTGACAACAGGAAACTTACTGCCTGTCATTTGGTGTGCCGCTAACGCATCGTACTCGCCTTCAACGATGGTGACGTACTTGCCTCCTTCAGGAAACAGGTGCTGACCGTACAGTCCTGCGTGTTTCCAATCGCCAATGATGCTGAAGCGTTTGTCAGGGTTGCGTACCTTGGCAGCAACAGGCTTTGTTGGATCGTTAGGGTCGTAGTAACCAAAAGTCGTAACATCGCCCTGCTTCAACGCTGAGTACTTCTTCGCTGTCGTCCCCGTGATGAGGCGGTCAGTGATAGTACGGTACTCTGCGGTGATGAGTCGATGCTCAGTCTGACTGAACGATGGCTTGGGTTCGTTACTGATAGCTCCTAGTTCACGCACGTTTTCTCGTACGCTGTCCTTCGGTGCTGGCGTAAACGTATCGCAAACAAAACACTTGCTTGACCCATCGTCGTTGAATGCAAGACCGTCACTACTTCCGCAGTCTTGACATGGTTGATGTGTTTCAGTGAATGGCATGGCTGGCTCCTAAGTCTGCGTAACGTCTGCGAAGATCTTCCTCTTCGAGTTCACCGTAGCCTACGGCTAAGAACGTACCTACCATATTTAACATCTCAGTCACAGTCAAGTGTTCGAGTTCATACTCAACAAGCTCATTGATGATGTCATCTTTACAGATAGTCATTACTGTACCTCTCTTCCTGTCTTTCTATCAGGTAATCAATTAAATATTCTAAGTCTTCACGTAGCTCTGCAACATACTCGCGTACATTGATCTGAGGTTTGCTGGGCTTTAGCGTAACACCGTCTAACCACTCACGTAGCTCTGCCTTAGCTTCACGCGCAGTCGTTATAGACTTATCACAAGCCCATACTTCCTGCCCCCAGTACTCGTTGATGTAGCCGTCTTTCAAGCCCACCTCCCAGCACTCATTAGTTGACTCAGCAAAAGCTACAACACTTTGATGTTTTTTCAAGATCCAGCCTTTCATAAAAGACACCTCTCAAGTTTTATAACATATAAATTTTAATTAAATTTAACATTACTGTTGACTTTAAAGATAGAGTTTATCATGAATCTAATCGTCTGTCAAGCCCTCATCACGCTCCTGTTTGTAAGCCTCGATGTCATCCCGTTCAAACTCTTCAGCGTAGTTACCCTTCGCCTCCCAGTAGTCTTGATAATCATCGGCCCAGACTTCCCAGCTTTCTCTACTGTGGATCATATACCACCTCCTCCTTGACAACACGGACACGTTCTCCACTTTCTTTGTAACAGGCACAAAAATACTTTGCACTATCTAGTGTGCTGAACCAGTCAGACCCGTCGTCTGATCTTTCAACCCAGTCACACTCGCGTTCGTCCCATTTCTGTATGTTATACCATGTATGAATAGCCATCAGTCGTCCTCCCATTCATCTAAATTTAATTGCAATACGAGATACGGAACAATCTTTAGCTTGCCGTCTTCGTTACGGTAAACTTTACACTCAGTTGCTTTCTGACTTTTACGAACGTAATACATAACATCGTCGTACTTTGGTTTGTAATCAGAAAGTCTCTTAACT